GTTTAGATGGATTGCTCCAATCTACAGTCAAAGTAAAATTGGATTTAAATATGTAAAAAGAATTCTTCCACCAGAACCGCATGTCAAATCCAATTTAAGCAGTTTATCCCTATATATGCCAAGTAATGATTCACAGATACAATTTTTTCACGGGCAAAATTCTGAATCAATTGAAGGTGAAGCCACGGCAGGTAACATACTTGATGAAGCAGCTAAAATGCATGAGGACGTTTATAATGCAGTTAAAACAACGACCACCGTAACAAAAGCGCCAATCGTAGGCATTTCCACTCCAAAGGGTAAAAGTAGTTGGTTCTATAAAAAGTGTATGGAAGCCAAAGAAGAAATGATCCGTGCACGATATGAGGGACGCAGACCCCGGAAAATTTTTATTCACGCTCCATCATGGACTAATCCTGCTGTTTCTATGGACGTTGTTAATGATGCTAGAAAGACAATGCCTGAAAGAATATGGCGTCAATTTTATATGGCTGATTTTTTGACTGACGGTTCTGTCTTTGTCAATGTTGAATCTTGCTATTGTACCGATTATCAAGAATTTAATGATCAATTCATGTGGCTCGATGAAAATCTATCGAAACAATCAGTAGTTATTGGCGTAGATTGGGCGCGAAATGTTGATTATACAGTTTTCACAGCTATAAATCCAAAGACCAGAAAAGTCGTAGCTATGTGGAGAATGAGAGGGCTAGGCTATCCTACGCAGATCCAACGGTTAAAAACATTCTCACAAAAGTTTGGAGAATGTCTCAGCGTTTGGCACGATAAAACTGGAGTTGGTATTGCGCTTGACGATTTGCTCCATGAAACAGAACTTCCTTATCACGGTTTGGTTTTCACAAATGCTTCTAAAAATGAAATGATGGTCAAACTGATGATGAGCTTTGAACAGGCTTCAATAGGCATACCTCAAATCAATTCAGTCATATCAGAATTGAATGACATCGAGGTAAAAACAACTTTAACAGGACTTCCAACGTATTCAGCTCCAGATGGCTCACATGATGATATTGTCATGTCATTAGCTCTTGCTAATGTAGCAATGTTGCAGCATTCCGAACGTGAATATGGCATCATTATATTCTAATGTATGGTCAAACCTTTCAAGGCGAAAATTGTATGGACGATATTGAGGGTAAGAGCATGGACAGCCTGGAGATGAAGGGATATACCACTTCGCAAGTCTTCAGTGAAACATCGGGATACGGCGACCTTGGAGGGATTGTCAGCCCTCGGCTGCTCAAGTCGATTTATCAGAGCGAGGATTGGATTTATATCCTTGTCGATAAGATCGCTTCAAAGCTTGCTCAGATACCCTGGCAGGTGCATCGAGAGACAATGAAGCAGGGTGAACATGTTCTCGAACCAGCATTGAATCATCCTGTACAAAACATGCTGGAAAATCCAAACCCACTGCAGTCGTCCTATAGTTTCAAATATGCACTCATCACTGACCACACGGTTACCGGGAATGCCCTGATCTACTTCGCTACTATGAACAGATGGCTGGTTCAGGTGCCTACCGAAATTGTTCAGATTGATGTTGGCAGTGATGGAAACCTTGCCGGGTATCGCATTGTTGGCATTGATCCAAATTCATTTCCAACGGGTTCAAAGCTATTCCTGCAGGCTGCGGACATGATTCATGTGAAGCGACCAAATTCCTCTTCGGTTTTCTGGGGATTGTCGCCTCTGATTCCTGGCGCCAATCCGTCTCTGTTCAATAGATACAGCAATGAGTACCTGCTAAATTATTATAAAAAAGGTGCTCAGCCTGGAATGGTCCTGGAGATGACCGAGGAAGCAAATGAAGCCCAGGCAAAGAAACTGTTGAATTCGCTTGAGACGGCATATACAGGTCGTGCTAATCAGCGTCGTGGCATGCTGCTTCCAAAGGGTCTTAAGGTTGTTGACTTCAACCACACATTAGCGGATCAGCAGCTAATCGACTATATCCGCAATAACCGTGAAACGTTGATCAATATCTTTGGTGTTCCAAAGCATGAATTATCGATCGCCGATGCGGGTTCACTGGGCAGCGAGGAGTATAAGACAGCGCTCAAGAATTTCTGGCAAGGCCCGCTCATGTCCATTGGTTCAATGTTTGAATCAGCCTTGACGATGCGCCTGAAGCCATTGCTGGGACAGAATTTTGTTATCCGTCTCAATTATACGAATGTGCCTATTCTGCAGGAAGACCTGAAAGAGAAAGCAGACGTTGCCAATAGTATGCTATCCACCATGACTTATAACGAGGTTCGCCAGCGCATCTGGAAGCTGCCAGCGATCACTGGTGGGGATACTCTGCGCGACCTTCGCCAGCCTTCATTGCCGACCTTTGGTGGTGGATTTTTGCCGCCGAAGCAAGAGCCGCAGCAACTTCAGATTGCCGAAAAGGCCGCACCGACTTTGAAGGAGTCCAATTTCGTAGCATTCGGCGAATACCTTAAGAGCGACGATAGCAAATGGATAAGGGAATCCAAGGAGCGTCTGGAGGACGAGACTAAAAAGTCAGCGAACAAACTGGAAAAGCGCTGGCTGGATATGCTCGAAACGCAGATGGTGGAAGCTGTCAAGGCTTTGAAAAAGCATTTCGGCGAGAAGGCCATTCCAAACAAGCGCAAGCTGCGTCGGGATATCGAAGCCGCCATGGACTCCGTTCAGGATGAATGGGAGAGCGGATATGTTACCGATCTGGCAGCGCAGATTGAACTGGGTTATGATTCCGTTCTCGAAGTTCCATTCAATGAACAATATAAGGACGGTATCGAAGCGATCCGTGCGCGCAATGAACAGAAGAGGCGTGAAACTCTTGTAGCAAGAGGCATTGACGCGTTTGATCAGATCAGTAAAACCACCTCAGAGAAGATCATGTCTTCGATTGAGAAGGGGCTTGAGGACAGTAAAAGCATTGCTGAGATTGCAAAGGATATCACTGCAATTGGTGCAAACGCAGCCGGTAGAGCCTTCACGATAGCCCGTACCGAGGCAATGATTGCAAACAGTATCGGTCAGGCTGCAGCTGTCAAGGATGCTGCGGAGGTTATTCCCAATCTCGTAAAGGTCTGGTTGAACCTTGGTGATGAACGTGTACGTGGAAATCCATCAGGTATTTACAAGGACTCCGAAGCTGATCATTGGTCGCTGGGCCTTGACGTTGTGGAATATGCGGACAAATTTGCCAACGGTTTATCCTATCCTCGTGACACCAGTGGTCCAGCTGGAGAGGTAATAAACTGCAGATGTACGATGCTGGCTGTGTCGGAAGACGACCTGCCAAAGCTGGGAATAAAACGATAAGGAAAGGGTTTCTCAATGAAATTGAAAGTTCTTCCGACAGCCACAAAAATTCAGCTCAAGACCTTGGAGGATGGAAGCGTTTACATCGAAGGCTGGGCCAACAAGGCCATTGTTGACCGTGGCAAGGACCTGATTCCAAAGGGTGCATGGAATGTGGACAATTATAAGAAAAATTCCATCATCCTGTTTAACCATGACCATTCATCTCCAGTGGGAAAAATGATCGATGTGGAAGCACGCGATGAAGGTCTGTATGTGAAAGGCCGTATATCCAATTCCAAGGATCCAATGATAAGCCGGGTACGCGACCTCGTGAAGGAGGGCATTCTCAACAGTTTCAGCGTTGGAATTATGGTTGACGATGAGGATTATAAGGATGGAGTAAATCATGTTAAGTCAGCAGAGCTTCATGAAGTATCCATCGTCTCGGTTCCCATGAATCAGGATTCGCAGTTCAATCTGTCGACCAAGACGCTGAAGGAAACTCTAATCGATAATATCGAGCTTATCAGTGATCAAGTCGGCCTGAAGGATATCGCAAAGACATGCCATATCCTGCATAAGCACGACGAAGTATATGGATCGATCGACGATATTGCTAATCACCTTTCGAACGAAAGCGGAGTGGAAAAGGAAAAGGCCATAAGCTTTCTTCGTATGGAGCAGGATGGCACTCCTGAACAGATTAAGCTCTGGCTGGAAAAAATGTGCGAGGACGAGGAAGGGGAGAAGGCCTCTGGCAAGGATGATAATTGCGAGAAGTCCGAAGAGGGTGGAGAGAAGGAAGTCCAGGCGGTCAAGGTTCCGAAGTCAGCCTTCGAATCAGTCGATGATCTGAAGGAGTGGGCTCAGGCCAGTGGCTGGTCCAGTGAAAATTTGACGGAGGACGGCGACAACTACTTGCTAGTACAAAGGCCCGCAGAGCAGTTTACAGGTGACCTGACAGAAATGGATATGGGCGACGGCGTGGTCTTTATTGTCGGCCAGCTGGCCTCGGTAGAGAACGAGGAAGACGAATCTGAAGCCGAAGAGAATGCTGAGGAAGGTGAAGAAACCGTTGAAGGTGAAGGTGGGGACGATGAGGCCATGCAAAAAGGGTTACTCGATGGAGGCAACAATCCCATCACGCAACCTATAGCTGGCGCGGATGCATCAAAGACGGAAATCAATCCAGCACTGGACCAAGCCAAGCAGACCAATGTACTATTAAGCAATATGGTCATGTTATTGCAGCAAATGCTGGAGAAAATGGATAAGATGGGCAGCACACAACAGCCTCCAGTTGAAACGAATGATCCACTGGAAAGCAGTGAAACTGAAGCCGAATTGGCTAAAAAGATGGAATCGTTTATTATTAAGACCACAGAACGCCTCAGTAAGTTGGGGCTCTAAAACTATTTTCACGGAGGAACGAAATGGTCCTAGCAGCCAAGACTATTGAGGATTTCAACAAGGTTATGAACACCATGAATGAGAAGTTGACCAATCTTGAAAATTCCCGCAAGTCCGCCGAGGGGGAAACCATAAGCGCTATTCTGCGTGGTGGCTATATTCCAGTTGGCCGTACTTCCGACGAGGAAAGAGCCCTCAAGTTTTTTGGTTGCTCTCATCCATCTCAGTTGATTCAGATCAACACCATGCATCCACGCTTCCGCAATGTGCCTGCCGAAATCAAGCAGACCGTTATTGACCTGAAGGAAGCAGTAAGCATTGCACGGTTTACATCACAGATGTTCCATGGCGAGAAGCTGGACCGTATCGGCGCAAGCGCTGAGATGGATCGCGTTGCAAAGGTCAAAGGCATGCTTGACCATCGTTATGGTCGTGATGAACTGGCTCCGCGTCTGAAGGCATTTGGATCGACGGTTTCCACTGGTGGTGACGAGTGGGTTCCCACTTTGATCTCTGCGCAGTATATCGAAGAGTTCCAATTGGATCGCGTTGTGGAAGACAAGTTCCAGGAAATCCCACTGGCTTCCGCTCCATTCGATCTGCCAACCCAAGGCGGTTCCACCAAGGCCCGCAAGATTGCTGAAAATACAGCTATCACTGGTAATAACTTCACCACTGGGAAGATCACCTTCACACCTGTTAAGTCGGGTGAATACTATATTATTCCCGAAGAATTGAATGAGGACAGTGCGGTTGCCATTTATCAAATTGGTACCCGTGAAGTTGTTGAGGCTCAACGCCGTGCGATCGAAGCCGCTATTCTAAACGGTGACGATGACGGAACTCACCTTGACAGTGACACCCAGGCTTTGGGTTCTGACGTTGCAGAGAAGTTCTGGAAAGGTCTGCGCCGTCAGGCCATTGCCAACTCCGCAAACGGTGGAACCACTGATTTTGGTAACGCAGCCATCAGTGAAACAAACCTGCGCACTATGCGTCAGCGCATGAAAAAATTCGGCGTGAACCCACGTCAATTGTTGTGGATCGTCGATCCAGTATCCTTGCAGCAGATGCTCGGCCTTTCCAGCGTTTCGACAATGGAGAAATATGGTTCGATGGCAACTGTGGTGACTGGTGAATTGGCCCGCTATCAGGGCATTCCCATCGTAACCAGCGAATATATGCGTTCCGATCTGAACGCAACTGGCGTTTATGATGGCGTTACTGTGAACCGTACAGCTTTGCTGTTGGTCAATACCAGTCGCTGGTATGTTGGTATGCGCCGTCCGATTCGTGTCAAAATCATGGAAGATCTGCCGAACCAGGACCGCTGGCTGCTCGCAAGCTATCAGCGCAAGGACTTCCAGGGCTTCACACAATCGGCTACTGAAGTTTCCGTTTCCTACGGTTATAACGTCGCCGTTTAATATCCTGACTGAAGCGCGAATTCCACATGGAGAGGGCCTTAAAGGTCCTCTCCCTTTTAGTAGAGCCGTAGCATGGCAGAGGACATACTCAGGTTCAGTCAGTACGAATCGAAGGCTATTGTTCCACTTGCCACGCGGGCGGTTGGTGTTTATGAACAAAAAATTGCCATTGCAGGAAATAGCCTTCTAAGCTCTGTCTTTGTTGAATTTTCAGATCCTGGAGCTGCTGTACTGGTTCAGTACTATGACTCCTCGACGGGATCGGATGCAGGTGAGGAGTATTTTCTCAATGCTCATGATTCCATGTCCAATCCCATATCGACTACCAGAATTCTGGTATCGAACCTGCACGATAAGCCTTTTGTCCGTTGTACAGTCACAGGTGGAAACATCCGATTTGGTGTCTATGCAACGGTGGTTGTAAGCAGCGCCAGTGATATTGACAATGCCTTGCAGCGAGAAAATGATCCGGTATCCCTTACTCTCGACAAGGGCATGCCGGTTATGGTTTACGACGAAACCAACGGTGTATGGCGATTTGCTCGTGGTGAAGATGGAATTCAGGATGTTCGGGTTGTCGGTAATATATCGATAGGTGAACCGGGTGATCCTCTGTTTGTCGATGCATCGGCGGATACGGTACCTGGATCGGAGCAAACCCTTCTCTCATATACGGTTCCTTCACTGCGGACTATAAATATTTTGTCAGTACAGGTCGTATGCAGACAGGAATCGTCCTTTCAAATTTATGGTGATGGAATTTTGATAGGCTCCGGCAGAACAGGTGCGGCTGCTCCAAATGTAAATTTCGGGTATCGGGTGGCACGCAGCTTTGCAGCTGGTAAACTTATTCAAGTAAAGGCTACAGCGCGGAGCGGTTCTGCGGCTGCACCAATCGAATGCTATTTGCAGGCTACTTTGAATTGAAAGGAGAGTGAGACATGGCTGATCTACGCGAAAGTTTCCCTACATTGGAAGATGGCAGTACAGGTGAAGGTAAGGTCCTTGTTGCACGGCAGGAAGGTGATGCCGCCGCAAGTCAAAATGGTGCGATTGGGTTCGCATTCAAGGACGCGAGCGGAAACGTAATCTTACCTGCACTTGATGCAGCTGGAAACGTCAAGGTTCTGGTTGATCACCAGGACCTGGAAGGAGATGCCTCCGCTGGTAAAGAGGGTCTTGTTGCTTTCACGCATAAAGATTCTACTGGTGACTTGGTACTTCCTCAATTGGATGCCAATGGAAACAGCAAGGTGATCATTGATCACGTTGATGTTGAAGGCGATGCGGCCGCTGGCAAAGAAGGTCTTGTTGCTTTTGGCTTCAAGGATTCCTCCGGTAACCTTGTTCTGCCACAGCTTGATGCCAGTGGAAATGTTAAGATAAGCTTTGTCGATCGTGCATGTCTCAAATCACCAGCCGGGGAACTGGCTGCAGGAAGCGGCTCGCTTGCAGCCGTGACAGGTGCGGAAATCACTCTGGCAACTTCCACAAGCTACGACAATATTGGCTTTGTATTCTCCTCGCGCCGCGATGCTTTGTTTCAATTGATTCAGCAGGATGACGCCACTGATACGGTTATCTTTGAAGGCATCGTCGGTCCTGGTCAGTACACACTGACTGGTGAAATGCACTGCCTGAAAATCACAACAGGCGCAAGTGGAGCTCAGAAGCTGAAGGTTAAGGCCAAGAATTTTGAATCCTTGTCCTCTCTTCGTGCCACCATTACAGCACAGGTTGCATAACGTATGGTTGATGTAGCGCCGGAATTCGAATCAAGGGATAACATCGGGACAACCAGTCAGTTTACGTCCACCGTGGGAACATCCCCGGTTTCAATTCCGAGCGTTGCTGGAGGCCGGATTAGTGAAGTGTTTATTCACAATCCGGCGTCTAATCCAAAGAATTCGATTCTTTATTTTTCCATGGATGGGGGAACAACCTTCACTTCGCTGCCATGGAATTCAACTTTCGGCTGGACTCCGAAGGGATCTGTAACCCAGATCCAGATCAAGGCAGACGCCGCAGGCCGAAACTATGAAATAGTTATGAATAGAGAGGCGACCTGATGTCCATCGGAAGTTCACATCTTTCCAATCCGGTTACTCCTCCTAGCCTTGGTCAACAGACCTCCGCGAATTCATTTCCTGTTGTTCTTCCTTCTGATCAAATTATAAATATATCAAGATCATGGGGCAGCAAGCTTCGATATATTGATATGAATGCTTCAAATGGTGGTGTTGCAAGAGCTTCAGCGATAACCACAACATGGACGGATATTTTTTCATATTCAGGAAGTGGATACGTTGCAGGATTTATTGTTAACGTTGAAACGTTTACTCTGTGGAAATTCAGATTAATTATAGACGGTGAAGAGATATTTGATTCTAATGGTATAACTTCAGATGATATAACCACTGATACACTATATGATCTGGATGACGTAACCGATGTGAATCAGGCTGCTATTGGCATTTCAAAAGGTTCACATGATCGGTTTGTGTTTTCAGCTCCACTTGGACAGGTTATCAAATACACATCGTCCGTCACCATCAAGCTTGCGCGGGTAAGTGGTGGCAGCAAAAAGTTTCAAGCCGGACTTATTATTCTTTCAAAGGAAACATGAATGATAAAGTTGGAATGGACAGACTTCAAAACCTTCTTTATCACGCATTCTGCGAACCCTCAGTATATTGAGAATTCGGAGAAATATTTTCTATTTGCCTTTTATGGAAGGCTCGAAGTCACATGTGAACTGCTTAAAGATCCAACAGACACAACGGATCTTAACGATTGGGTGAATAATTATAAAGCAAATGCCAATAGCATTGTTCCAATATCTTATGATTTACCGTTTTCAGCAAAAAAGCTGGCCATTGGTGGAGCCATAAAAAATCTTTTTGCCAGGAATACAGGCAAGCAATTTTCCGTGACCACTGGTTCAAATGATCTTCTTTATACAGCAACGTTTCCATGGGTTAAGATGATTGGTCTTGAATGCATTGGCGCTGAAATAGGCGACTATGCAGAGCTTCGTGTCTATGATACCCCGGCAGGAACGTATTCCGGTGTGGCCAATGCGCTGCTCAATCAATTCGGTTATACGCTCAATATGGCAAAGGACTATTACACCCGCAGTTCACCGTTCGATGCGGACGTATACCAGGGCATGATTTTAAAGATCACGTATACTTCGGTTTCCAATAAAACGATTGGCATCAACTACCTCATGAACGAGGTCAAATCGTGAGTCCACGTCTGTTCATACTTAAAACGCTTATGCCGATAACGAGAGCCATGGGAAAAATCCACGCTCCATATTCGCATAAGAAGGTTCAGGGAATGGACGTCTATTCGATAATGAACAAACTCGTTCCTGGTGCGGTCCTTCTTACCAGAACACGCGGAGAGCTTACCAATCTTGTTATACCCGGTGATTTCACACACGCAGCTATAGCCTTGTCTAAAGAATCGATAATTGAGGCAACTGGCAAAGGCGTAAATATAAATGACCTGATAACATTCATGACCAGCAAGGATAGGGTTGTGATGCTCTATCCAAAGTTTTGCGGCGAAGTGGAAATGAAAAATGCTGCAGCTCTTGCATCGACATGGGTTGGATCTCCATATGATTATCTCTTTGATCCAGACAACAAGGCATTTTTCTGTTCTGAGCTGATACAAACGGCCTATGAGAAAACCGTGAAGCAGATGCTTTTCAAAAGGCGCTACAGGATGGGACTTATCACGGTTATCCCCAGCGATTTTGCTCGGGCTGTGGATAAATGGGAGCTTGTCTGGGACAGTGATTTGGCATAACATGTAAGCACAAAATAATTTGGAGTTTGTCCATGAGATTGAAAAGCGTGATTAAGACTGATTTTGTTCCAATGGTCAAAAAACCGCGTATGTGGATTTCAGCTGAAACACTGCGTGTTGGCTCGGTTTTAGATGTTGAACCTGAAATAGGTCACCAACTTCTTGCTTCTTATCCAGGAGCATTTCAGGTGGTATCCTACGAGGAACCAACGCGTAAGCGCACGAAGCAGGTGAAATCCGAGGATCTCGTGGAAGGTACTGCAGCGGAATTTGGCATAGTGGAGTAAAAAGAGAATGGCTCTCGCAACTCTCGAACAACTGAAGAGACAGCTGGGTTTCAAGGACTCGGATACGCAGTATGATGCCAAGTTGACTTTCTTTCTTGATGCTGCATCCAGTTGGGTGGAGAGCTACTGCAATCGTATTTTTAGCGAGGATACGTATACGGAAACATTGCACGGCAATGGATCCAACATGATAACTCCACGTCAATGGCCTGTCACGGCTGTTTCGGAATTAAGAACCTCACAGGACAGGGAGTGGAGCAGTTCCGATTCCCTTGTCGCATCCACTGACTATGGTATTGATCAGGATGGAATGGAAATTGTTCTGTTCTCGTCTTATTTTCCTGTTGGCTATAACGTGGTGCAAGTCACATATACTGGCGGTTATTCCACGATTCCAGACGATCTGCAATTTGCCTGCGTGCTTACTGCGGAATGGTTTTATAAGCACAATAATCGTGGTGATTCGGGCCGTACATCTGTTGGCAAGCAGGGTGAAAACGTCGCTGTGCTTGCTGATATTCCGCCAATGATTAGGACTTTACTCCAACCATACAAAAGATTTGAACTGCCAAACAGTGGCCTTGCTCCGAGGCATGTATGAGCATTGAAACCGTGATCAGCAGAATCAATCGCATGAAGGCTATGACCGAACCACGGTCGCCAGAAGTCAGGCAGGCATTGATTCGCATTGGTACGGTTCTCCAGGCTCAGATCAGGCTGAATGTTGATCGATATAATATCAGAGGTGTCACCGGATACCTTCGTCAATCGATCGCATATAAGCTTGAACAGTCAGGTGATGCAGCATTTGTCAGTGTTGGCAGTTACGGCATCAAGTATGCAGCTCGAAACGAATTCGGCGGTCACATGACCAGAGGACAGGTTCGTCGCATGTTTGTTGAAATGAGGGAAGCCGGTCTTCTTAGCAAAGCCGCAAGAGGAAGGAAGGGCAAAGGTATTGTCACGGTTAACCCTGACGGCACTGGTTACTGGCGACCACGGCCCTTTCTTAGAGATGCTCTGAAATCTCAGAGCCAATTCATTATCGATACCATTCGATCGATTGGGAAACCGGAATGACCATCATTGCATCGCAATTAAAATTCTCTCCGCGATCCACTAAAAGCCGGATCGCTGATGCATTGAAGGCAATCCTTGAGGGCATGCCGGTATTCAATTACGTGGCATTCGATCGGGTAAAACTCTATACCTCTGACTTTAATGAGGACGAATTACCCGCAGCCCAGTTCATCGATGTGGCAGAGAGCATGTTGCATGAGAGGAATCGCGTAAAGAGAACGTGGTCCATCTCATTGGAAGTGGTCAATAAATCCACCGAAAATGGCTATATTACCCAACAGGACATGTGGAATCTGGAATATCAGATTGCGCGTAAAATCTGGGAACAGCCAAACCTCGGAATCCCTGGTGTGATCCATTGTACATACACTTCGAATTCAACAGATTTGCATTTGCTCGAACCCTTCTATCTTTTGAGAATGGATTTTGACGTGGTATATTACGAACATCTTGTTTCAGATTGCTGAGAAAGGACCGTCAACATGGCCAAGAATTTTGCGTCACTGTATGCGAGCGAGAACGATTCGTCTGCTCTTGAGCAATCGTATTTCCT